CCGAGGAACAAGCTCTGAAAGAACTACAAGAAGTTACTGGTAGAAAGATAACACCTCTTAGAACTATTAAGTTCGATAGTGGTAGGTTGAAAGAAGTTTGGAAAAAGAATGTACTTTCAATAGGATTATCATCTTCCTTCTTAGAACCATTAGAAGCAACATCAATACATTCATCAATTATTCAGTTAGTAGAATTAACACAACATCACTTATCTCCTTATAAAGAAGATATGATGAGAGAATCAAACATCAAAGCAAATAACGAACACTTCAATATGATGTTAGATGAATTTAGAGCGTTGATTCAAATTCACTATATCACAAAACGAAATGATACACCATTTTGGAAATATGTACACAATGACTTGAAAAGAGACCCATTAGTTGAGAGTATTTTAGAAGTGTGTAAATGGAGAGTTCCAAACGCTAATGATTTTCCACATTACAATGGTTCAGCTGGTTGGGGTGTGTTTAATTGGATATTGGCAGGTAATGATTTAATTAGTAAAGAGGTATTAGATAAATCCTTACATACTCATAATTTTGAAAAATCATCTGAACAAATTTATAAACATATGGTAAAACAGTATACATTTGATAGTAAACAACACTTTCCACATACTGATTTTATCAAATGGACAAAAGATTTTGCAAAAAATCCAAAATAAATTTGGTAATCTCAAAATAATTTCTTATATTTGTATCAACAAATGAGAAAAATCAGCGTTTCAAAAAAAAATCAAAAAACATTTGGAATTGTTAAAAACTTTTCGTATATTTGTATAAATAAATGGAGATAGACCCTCTTAAAATTGGGTTTTTTGATATTTATATAAGGTGTAGGAAAGACACCAAAATAAAACCTAAATAATAAATAATAAACCTTTAAAATTTAAAAATTATGGCACTGGATTTAAGCGCAATCAGAGGTAGACTGAACAAACTACAAAACACTTCAAACAGAACATCTAACCTATGGAAACCCACACCTGGTAAACACCAAGTGAGAATCGTTCCTTACAAATTCTCTCCTGAGAATCCTTTTATTGAATTATTCTTCCATTACAACATCAACAACAAAACGTATTTGTCTCCTTCTTCTTTTGGAAGACCAGACCCTATCGTTGAGTTCGCTGAAAAGTTGAAAAGAATGGGTGATAAAGAAGATTGGAAAGCAGCTAAGAAGATGGAACCGAAATTAAGAACTTTTGTACCTGTACTTGTAAGAGGAGAGGAATCAGAAGGAGTTAAGTTTTGGGGATTCGGAAAAACTGTCTACCAAGAAATATTAGGTTATATTGCTGATCCTGATTATGGAGATATTACTGACCCTACCAATGGTAGAGATATTACTATCGAATATACATCAGCTGAAGATGCAGGAACTTCTTATCCTGTAACTACTATCCGTGTTAAACCTAATGTAACTCCATTAGGGGAAGATGCAACGGCAAATCAAAACTTTATGGAAACTCAAAGTAACATTACTGATATCTATTCAGAATTATCTTACGATGAGTTGAAATCAGTATTAGAAGGTTGGTTAAACCCAACAGCTGAAGAAGCTGAAGAGAGTGTTTCACAACAAACTCTAGCAACTCCATCAGCACCGAAAACTGAAGCTAAAGCAGCACCAGCTGCAGCACCTTCAAACGCGGTAAGTACTGAAGAGAAAAAGAAAATGGATGATGTTGCATCAGCATTTGATGATTTGTTTAACGGATAATATATAATAAATGGCAAAAAAAGAAATGGACTTAGCAGCGGAACTAGCTTCCGAGCTAAACAAAACAAACAAAGACCAGAAGGTTGCCTTCTTCTTAGGAGAGGATGATGCACCCACAAATGTGGATGGATGGATATCAACTGGATGTGCTATGTTGGATGTTGCCATTTCGAATCGCCCTTATGGTGGACTTCCTGTTGGAAGGATTACTGAAGTAACTGGTTTAGAACAAAGTGGAAAATCATTAGTATCTGCACACCTCCTTGCTGAAACACAAAAGCAAGGTGGTGTTGCGGTTCTAATCGATACTGAAACTGCGGTAAGTAGAGAATTCTTAGAAGCAATTGGTGTAGATGTAGCAAAGCTACTTTATGTATCAGCTGATTCAGTAGAACAAATTTTCGAATTTACCGAAACAATCATTGAAAAAGTAAGAACCACACAAAAGGATAAATTAGTTACAATCGTAGTAGATTCAGTTGCAGCAGCTTCAACTAAGAATGAGTTAGCAGCTGATTATGGCAAAGATGGATATGCTACTGATAAAGCTATTATTATCTCAAAAGCGATGAGAAAGATTACCAATCTAATTGGTAGGCAAAAAATTACCTTAGTATTCACTAATCAATTAAGACAAAAGATGAATGCTATGTTTGGTGACCCTTGGACTACTTCTGGAGGAAAAGCTCTTGCATTCCATGCATCAGTTAGACTTCGTTTGAAGAATATGGGACAAATCAAACAAAAGGTAAATGGTAAAGATAAAACCATTGGTATGAAAGTAAGATGTCAGGTTATCAAAAACCGAATGGGACCACCTCTTCGAGCAGCTGATTTCGAAATATTCTTTGATAGAGGAATCGATAACTTCGGTTCTTGGTTAGGAGTAATGAAAGAAAATAAGTTGTTGAAGCAAGCTGGTGCTTGGTACACTTACATTGATACGGATACTGGAGAAGAAATAAAGTTCCAATCTAAGGATTTTATTGATTTGATGGAAGATAGAGAAGATGTTAAAGAACAAATCTATAAAAAGATTTGTGAAGCAACTATCTTACAATACAAATCAGATTCAAAAGATATCGAAGCACATAAGTTAGATACTGAAGGTGCTGAAGTGGTAGAAGATTAAAAAAAATAATAAGTTATGAGTAAATTAAAAGAAATGTTAAAAGCATCTGCGCAAGCAGATAGAGCGAAAGCACTCCTTACTTTGGAGTTGTTGGAAAAGCATCCTGCTGGAATTGGAGACCACTCAACTGGTGATTTCTATGAAAATGCAGAATCAGCATTACAAATGTTGGTAGATGCAAATGATAGATTAGAAACCATTGAAGAATATTTTGGTGGTGAAGGTATCACTTATACAACAACAACTACATAATGAAAGGACTCTACAAAGATATCCTCAACGAAGTGAGTGAGGAACATAAGACTAATCATCTTCGAGAAAGGAATAGTAGGGTTTTAATTATTGATGGACTAAACACCTTCATCCGAAGTTGGACAACCAACCCCACAATGAATGAGGATGGTGACCATACGGGTGGGGTGATTGGCTCCCTCAAATCTATTGGATACCAAATTAGAGAATTCAATCCAACCCGATGTATTGTAACTTTTGATGGTAAAGATGGTTCCAAATCCAGAAAGAAAATCCACGAAGGATATAAAGCTGGTAGAGAAAAGAACCGATTTAGAGTAAACCGTCAATATCAAGGTATGATGGATGAGGAAGAGGAGAGATTATCTATGAAACAACAATTTGTTTGGTTAAATGATATATTAGATTATCTTCCAGTATCAACAATGATTTATGATGGTATTGAAGCAGATGATACAATCGCATATTTAACTAAACATAATGAATCAGATTTAGGTAATGAAGTTGTTATTGTTTCAACTGATAAAGATTTTCTTCAATTGGTTTCTGATAAAGTAAAGGTATTCTCACCAACTAAAAAGAAATTATACAATAGACAGATGGTATTTGATGAGTATGGTATTTGGCCTGAAAATCTTTTATTATATAGAACATTGGATGGTGATAAATCAGATAACATACCAGGCATCAGAGGATGTGGTATTAAAACTCTTTTAAAGAGGTTTCCTGAACTTTCTGAGGATAGAAAGATAACACATGAGGAATTCTTTCAAATGTGTGAGGAGAAGCAAGGTAAAATCAAATTATATGATGATATCTTAAAATCAAAAGACCAACTTCTTATGAATAAAAGGTTGATGGAGTTAGATGAACCCCATATCCCAACAAATCAGAAGTTGAAAATCTTAGATAGATTCAATGAGAATGATATTGAATTTAAGAAGTTAGATTTCCTTAGAGTAGGTCAGAAATATAAGGTACTCCAAAATTGGAGAGACATTAACGATTGGTTACATTCAACCTTTCATAATATTATTACAAAATAAATTAGGTTTATTCAAATATTTTTCTTATATTTGTAAATCAAATTAGGTTATAGATGCAGAACATAGATACTCTTTCCAAATACGGGCAATCATTTCAAACAAAGGTTTTATCATCTTTGATTACTGATGTTCGTTTATTGGATACTCTTAGTGAGATTATACATCCAAAGTTTTTTGAAGCTGAAGCAAACAAATGGATAGCAGAAGAGATAATTACTTATTACGATGAGTTTAAGAAATCTCCAACGTTAGATGTTTTCAAATCAGAAGTTTCAAAGTTAGAAGATAGAGGGTTTCAGAAAAGTATAGTAGAGCAACTAAAATCAGTATTCACCAAAGTTGGTGATTCTGACTTAGATTATGTAAAGAAAGAGTTTTCTTCGTTTTGTATCAACCAAAACCTAAAACAAGCTATCGTTAGTTCAGTTGATTTACTAAAAGCTGGTAACTATGATAGAATCAAAGATTTAGTAGATAAGGCAATGAAGGTAGGAGTGGATTCAGATATGGGACACGATTACCTTTTAGATTTTGAAGAAAGAACTAATGAAGTTGATAGAAGTACAGTTCCAACTGGTTGGGATTGTATTAATGAACTTATGGATGGTGGTTTGGGACCTGGCGAATTAGGAGTAGCAGTAGCACCTTCTGGTGTTGGTAAAACTTGGGTACTATGTGCATTAGGAGCAGCAGCTGTTAAGCAAGGATTAAATGTAGTACATTACTCTTTGGAATTATCAGAACATTATGTGGGACAGAGATACGATACTGTATTTACACAAATCCCATCAACTGATGTGAAGGAAAAGAAAGAAGTAGTATTAGAGAAAATCAATAGATTGAGTGGAAAACTTCTTATTAAGTATTTCCCACCTAAAGGTATATCTGCTAAAAAATTAGAATCCCATATTGAGAAGATGACAGCAGCAGGAAATAAACCTGATTTGATAATTATTGACTATGCTGATTTGTTATTATCTCACACTAATAAATCTGATTCAACTTATGGTGAGCAAGGTGGAGTTTACATTGAGTTGAGAGGTATTAGTGGTGAATTGGGTATTCCTATTTGGACAGCATCCCAAACCAATCGTTCAGCAATTGATTCTGAAGTTATTGAAGCTGATAAAGTAGCAGATTCTTACGCTAAAGTAATGAACGCAGATTTCATTATGAGTATCAGTAGAAAAGCTAAAGATAAATTAAACAATACTGCAAGGTTCCATATTATGAAAAATAGATTTGGACCTGATGGTATTACCTTCCCTTCTAAAATGGATACAAATACTGGATTCATTGAGGTGTATGATGGTAACTCTTCAGATGGAATCATCACACAAAAAGAATCTGCTAATGGAGAGCAGATGGAAAAAAAGTTACTCCATAAAAAATATGTAGAGAATTTTGGATAGTACTATCAAAATTGGTAAACTCTATAAAAAATATTTTAACAGTCAATTTAAAAGTTGATTAAAAAATATCAAAAACAAAAAAGTACTAAAAATCATATTGGAAATATATTTTTTTTCAATATATACAATAGTTATAAACACCGAACAACATTCGAGTGTTCGGTTTTTTAATTTAATTAATTTATAAAAAATAAAATTTATGGCAAATTCACAACAAATTTTCGAAGAAATCACAGAACTATTTTCTCAGTTTGAGGAAAATCACAACTCACCAACTAAAGCTGGTAAATCAAGAGCTAGAAAAGCAATTGGTGAAATCAAAAAATTAGTAACTGATTATAGAAAAGCATCTGTAGAAGAAAATAAGTAATTAGAATGGAAGTTCTTGAATATCTCAAACATCATTTAAAAACAGACATTGCACCATCTCCAATACATGGAATTGGTACATTTGCACTAACTGATATTAAAGTTGGTGAGCCGGTTTTTATGTTATGGCCTAACGAAAGTAGAGTTTATACGATTGATAGAAGTGAGTTTGAAGAACTTCCAGACTTTACTAAAAGGTTAATTCTAAAATCGTATCTGAATAAATCAGATTATCCTCTCGTTTGGTTTAGATTATTTAGGGATTGTTATTTTAATTTAGCAAACCCATTAGTTTATACAAATACAGCTGAAAAAGATGGTAACTTTGATTCGATGAAACGGGTAGCAGTAAAACCGATAAAAGCAGGTGAAGAGATTTTAGGTAATTATAAATTAGAAGATACAATATTAAAATGACATTTGATGAATTGATTAATAACATCACCCAATGGGCTGATGATAAGGGAATACTTGTTTCTGATAATATCCCACAACAAACTATGAAAGTTATGGAAGAGTTGGGAGAAACGGCAGGAGCAATTTTAAAACATAAAAAAACAGATGAGGTTATCGATGGAATCGGAGATATCCTTGTTACAGTTATAATTTTAAGTAAACAATTAGGGTTAGACCCAACCGAATGTTTGGAATCAGCATGGAATGAAATCAAAGATAGGAAAGGTAAAACAGTAAACGGCACATTTATTAAAGAAGAAGAACTATGAGTAACTTTGTAGATACAACAGCGGAAAACGTAAGATTCGTAATTAAGAGAAATGGTGAAAAAGTTTCATTTGAATTAAGTAAAATGAAAAGTGCAATTACCAAAGCTATGGAAAGCATCGATAAGGTAGATGTAGAAATGGTTGAAAAGATTGCAAGAAGTAGTGAAATAACTATTTATAGAAATCCAAATCATATCCCTCATGTAGATGAGATTCACGATATAGTGGAAAATAAACTGATGGATAGTGGTTTGAATGATGTAGCAAAAGAATACATCATCTATCGTTCAAAAAATAAACCAAATATCTTTAAGAAAAGAGTAAATCTTAAACCTTACGAATATCCTCAGTTAGTAGAATACGTTGATGCTATTAGACACTCATATTGGGTTCATACTGAGTTCAACTTTACATCAGATGTTCAAGACTTCAAAGTTCACTTGAACGAAAAAGAAAGAACTGCAGTACAAAGAGCTATGTTAGCAATCTCACAAATTGAAATCGCTGTTAAATCATTTTGGGGAGATATCTACAAAAAAATGCCAAAACCTGAGATTGGAGCAGTTGGTGCAACTTTCGCTGAATCGGAAGTTAGACATGCTGATGCATATTCCAACCTAATTCAAGTATTAGGATTAAACTCAGAGTTTGAAAATCTTTTACAGGTACCAGGTATCAGAAAAAGAATTAAATATTTAGATAAAACAATGAATGCTAGTAGGGCAATTGAAAACAAAGATTACTTTGAATCAGTTGTTTTATTTTCTATGTTTATCGAAAATGTATCGTTGTTTTCACAATTTTTAGTTATTATGTCTTTCAACAAATATAAGAATGTATTGAAAGGTATGAGTAATGCAGTTGAGGCAACATCAAAAGAAGAAAAGATTCATGCAGAATTTGGATTTGATTTAGTAAATACAATCAAACAAGAAAACCCATCTTGGTGGACTGATGAATTAAAAGAAGATTTAGTTGATGCAACTTTAGATGCTTATGATGCAGAAGCAGATATTGTTGAGTGGATATTTGAAAAAGGAGATTTAGATTTCCTTACTAAAGAACAAACTTTAGAATTCATTAAACATAGATTCAACGAATCATTGAACGCTATTGGAATCGATAGTGTATTTAGTGTAGATGAAAAATCATTAGAAACTACTGAGTGGTTTGATGATGAAATTCTAACTACAAAACATACCGATTTCTTTAACAAACGAAGTATTAATTATAGTAAAAAGCAAAAGTCAATTACGGAAGATGACTTATTTTAAACAGTTATAGATAAAATTATGAACGATAGACAACCCTTTGAGTGGATTAATGAGGAATCCATTACCTTTCTTAGAAGAGGATACCTAAGTGAAGGAGAAGAACCCTTAGAAAGAATTAAAATTATTGCAGACCATGCTGAGAAACTATTAGGAATCGATGGATTCGCTGATAAGTTTTATGGATATATGAGTAAAGGATGGTATTCCTTATCATCACCAGTTTGGGCAAACTTTGGAAAAAAGAGAGGTTTACCTGTAAGTTGTTTTGGTTCAAATGTTGCTGACAATATTGAATCAATTCTTTTTACACAAGCTGAAGTTGGTGAAATGAGTAAAATGGGAGGTGGTACTTCTGGTTACTTTGGAAACCTAAGAGGTAGAGGAGCACCAATTACTGATAATGGTCATGCACCAGGCGCTGTTCACTTTATGAACTTATTCCAAAGTGTTGTTGATAATATTTCACAAGGTTCAACTCGAAGAGGTAGATTCTCACCTTACTTACCAATAGAACATCCAGATATTATGGAGTTCTTAGAAATTGGAACTGAAGGAGCTACAATCCAAGACTTAACTCATGCCGTAACTGTAACTGATGAGTTTATGGAATCTATGATTGCTGGTGATAAAGATAAAAGAGCTGCTTGGGCAAAGGTAATTCAAAGAAGAGGAGAAATAGGATATCCTTATATTATGTTCCACGATACTATGAACAAAAACACTGTTGATGTTTATAAAGAAAAGGGAGCAAAAATCTATAATTCAAATCTATGTTCAGAAATCGCTCTTCATAACTCAGAAGAAGAATCATTTGTATGTGTACTTTCTTCAATGAACGTACTACATTATGATGAGTGGAAAGATACTGATGCAGTAGAAACTCTAACTTATTTCTTAGATGCAGTTGTAACTGAATTTTGTACTAAGATTGAAGCATATAGAGATAATGGTACTATTGAAGGTAAAAGAGCTTTTATGTATATGGAAAAAGCTTACAACTTCGCTAAAAGACAAAGAGCATTAGGTTTAGGTGTTTTAGGATGGCATTCACTTTTACAATCTAAAGGATTGGCATTCGATACTAAAGATAGTGCAAAATTAAATGTTGAAGTATTCAAACTAATCAAAGATAAATCATATAAAGCATCCGAAGAGATGGCACAAAAATATGGTGAACCTGAATACTTAGTTGGATATGGTAGAAGAAACGTTACTCTTAATGCAGTAGCACCAACAACATCTTCAGCATTTATATTAGGACAAGTTTCACAATCAATTGAACCTATTTGGTCAAATTGTTATGTGAAGGATGTTGCCAAAATGAAGGTAACAATCAAAAACCCAGTTCTTCAAAAATTATTAGAAGAATTAGGAAAGGATACTAAATCAACTTGGGATAGTATCAAAAAAGCAGATGGTTCAGTACAACATTTGGAATTCTTAACCGATGAACAAAAAGATGTATTTAGAACATTTGCAGAAATCAATCAAGCATCTATTATTAACCAAGCAGCAATCAGACAAGATTTCATTGACCAATCACAATCATTGAATATAATGGTATCACCTGATATGCCAACTAAGGATATTAATAAGTTATTGATTGATGCATGGAAGTTAGGAGTTAAAACTCTTTACTACCAACATTCGATGAATTCAGCACAAGCGTTTGCTAGAAAGAAACTAAATCTTAACGATTTAGCATGTGTAGCTTGTGAAGGTTAAATTAAAAATTAAATTATAAAGTTATGGTAGAAATCAAAAAATTCGAAGCAGATTGGTGTGGTCCTTGTAGGATGTTAAAACCAACATTTGAAAAATTAGAAGAATCATTTGGAAATTCGGTAAAATTTTCGTATATTAACGTAGATGAAAACCAAGATGAAGCAGCTAAGTATTCAGTTCGTTCAATCCCAACAGTCATTATTGAAAAAAATGGGGAGATTACTGAAAGACTTACAGGCGCACAATCAGAGTTAGCATATAAAAATGCGTTAAACGAATCTTTATAAAGAATGCCAATACTAAGGGGACAGACTCATCCTTCCGCAAAATTAACGGATGAGCAAGTTTTAAATATCAGAAAACTATGGAAAATGGGACACCGAAATGTTCGAGTTATGGCTCGTAACAATAAGTGTTCTTCAGCCAACATCATTAAGATTGTTAAGAATAAGACTTGGACACATTTGAATGAATTTTGGTCTGGTAGTTTATGAAAGAAGAAAAAACATATTGTGATACTTCTAAACTTTCTATACGTCTTATCACAAAATCAGTAGCTAAAGATATTATTGTAAACAATCATTATAGTGGATTGTGGACAAAGGTATCTTACGCAATTGGTTTGTTTACTTCGGATGTTGAAGAACATCCTTTTTTTGATAACGTAGAAGATAAACTAATTGGAGTAGCTTGTTATGGAGACCCGATTGGTAGAAGTGCTGGGCAATCTATTTCCCCTTTATTGGAAAGAACTGAAGTTTTAGAACTAACTAGATTATTTGTATTTGATGATTATGGTTCAAATATAGAGAGTTGGTTTTTAGGTCAAACATTTAATTGGTTAAGAGAGAACGTACCTCATATAAAAGGATTGATATCTTACTCAGACCCTAAAGAAGGTCATTGTGGTACGATTTACCAGGCAACTAATTGGTTGTATCAGGGTAATAAACTAAGGTTCAATGATAGTTGGGATTTCAAATGGGAAGAAGGTGGTGAATGGCACCACGGAAGAACTTCCTATGTAAAATTTGGAACAAATAATCCCAAAGAAATACAAAAAATAACATCATCTACATTTTGGATAAAGAAAAATCCAAGAAAACATAGATATGTGTACATTTTATCAAAAGGTGGGGAAAGAAGAAAGTTAATGAAGAACATTAAACACCCAATATTCCCTTATCCTAAAGAAAATGAAGAATTTGTGGAAGAAATTCATAGAATGGACCCAATAAATTTGGAAATTACAAAATAATTTATTATATTAGTAAAATTATGACAGAAGAAAGAGAAATAGAAGAAATTCTAATGGAATCTCACTCATTTGGGTTGAGAAACGAAGTGATGAAAACTGCTTCTGAAATTATGGGTAATAATCCTAAGATAAGAAGAGTAGATGCGTATCACCAAGCTTTTAAAGAATGGGTAAAGTAGACGGAAAACATTATGTAGATGCAACTAAGGTAAGTGTAGCTCCTATTGCTAAATCTATCGCTAAAGATATGATTATCAAAAAGCACTATACTCACGCTTGGACTGCTTGTAGATACGCATTGGGTATCTATCACACAATGGATGAAAATGATATATTCGGAAATGACCAAGAATTAGTTGGTGTAGCTGTATATGGATTTCCAGTTGGTGCAAAAGCATCCACTTCAGTTTGTGAAGGGTTAACCAAAGATAACATATTAGAACTTACTCGTTTATATGTAGATGATGGTTATGGTTCAAATATTGAAAGTTGTGCATTAGGTAAAACCTTTCAATGGTTAAAGGATAATGATAAGAATATTAAAGTTCTTTTATCTTATGCTAATAATGGACAAGGACATGTTGGTGGAATATACAAAGCAACTAATTGGATTTATCAGGGTTTGAATACTGATATCGCTTTGATGCCAAATTGGGGTATTTCACTATCTAATGACCCATTTGATTGGATTCACTCAAGAACTGTATTTAATAATTGGGGAAGTGGTAACTTAGAACACCTTAGAAAAGAAATCGGTAAGCAGGGTTACAAAGAATTTTGGAGAAGAGAAGAACCACCAAAACATAGATACATTCAGATTCTTGCTCAAAATAAAAAAGAGAAAAAAGATTTAATCAAAAGGTTAAAGCATGAGATAAGACCTTATCCAAAAGATTTAAATGATTATAATACTGAAGTGGTACATCATACAACATATCCACCTGAAGAAAGTAATGAAATAAATTTTTGGTAAAATATTTGGATAATTAAAATATTATTCGTATATTTGTGAAACAAAAGAGTTGATATCACTCTATAACGATATCGAAACTGTTAAATATGGGGTAAGGTATCACCTCAATAACGATACAACTTAAAT